CAGGGATTCTTCTTCTTAATCTTTAATTCAACTACCATAATTATAATAATTAGTATGTTGTGATGCCGGGCGGGGGCACTAAGCCCCCTCGGACATCAGTATGTTTTATTGATATTACGCACCGACATTAATACCGCCGTCGTTGCAGATTTCGGTATCTTCAGCGTCGCAGTACAGAATACCACAGTTCAGCGGGTTACGAACCATAATACCCTCCTCACCGAGGAAGTGAACCTGGTAACCATCACGGCTGTTAGAACGCAGAGTGTTAATGCTGTTTGCATAACCCTGAGGCGAAACAGAACCGCCGGTGTACCACTGAACAAACTCACGACCCTTGCGGCAAACCTTAACAACGTTAGCCTGACCGTCGAAGTTGCTGATATTGACGAACAGGAACGTATAAGACATCAGGGGTTTACCAGTCAGCGGATGGAGCTGACGGAACATCTCCATGTTATCGAACAAAGGACAACGCTTCAGAGACAGCGTGATACCGTTTGTCATGTTGTAGGTAGTGAACTGACCACCGAGAGTCAGGTTCTGACCGCTACCGGTAACGAAGATATTCTCACACATATTGAAGCTAGCAACCTTCTCCTTCAGGATACGGTCGAACTCACGAATACCCATCTCACCAGTCAGAGCAACGAAACGACGCTCATTGGTACCAAGGATATTGTAGCAGAGGTCGAAGAGATAATCCTCGAACAGCTCAGCTGTCAGGTGATGATAGTAACGAATGTTAGCCGGGCTAATCTGCTCGAACAAACCACTCATCGTAGGTGCGGGTCTGCCGTTTGTCCCTTTATTAAGATAAGTACCATCAGCCAGACGGTTGCTCTTAGAGAACAACAGCTGATACTCCTCACGCTTCTTCCACTCACGGAGTGCGAGCCAGTACTGATAATCGGCCCAGAGATAGCTCTTCTTACCAGTCTCGGGATCCTGCAGAGCAATAGCCAGAACCGTTGAATATGCGTCACCAGTAATATCATAAGTCAGACGGAGAGTCTGCAGATGACCACGCATCTTAAACGGAGTCTGGTAGTTGATGATATCTGCCTCATCACTGTACTCCTCGTAAGCAGAACCCAAACGGCTTACCTGACGACCAGGAAGCAGGAACTCACCGGGGATGTAAGCAGCCTGTGCTCCATCAACAACATATACCTCATATACCCAAGCGCTACCGTCCTGATAAGGAACACCGTTTACACGAACCTGGAACTTGTAATCGTCAAATGACAGAATTGCACCAGGACCGAACCAACGCTCTTCAAGAGCGAGGTAGATAGGAGTACCATTCAGACCAGGAGTCTCAGAAATATAGTTAGCGGAGGTAATCTCCTTACCGTTCCACTTTGCCCAACGAATGTTAATAGCGTGCTCGCTGTCAACCTGGACAGCCCACTCAAACTCGCGGTTATCAATAATCATTGTCTTGCCAAGACCACCGGTGAGCAGATCGATAGTAGTAGAAACACCATCGTCTTTTGTACCAAATACCAGTGAAAGCAGACCAGACACCTCATGAGGTCTAGTCAGCAGGGCGTTAGAAATCATGTTTTCATCTACCAGGTCCGAGAAACGACGTCCACGGTACAGCTGGAGATTGTTAAGTAAAGTATTATTCATATATATTTATAATTCTTGTGCGTCAGAACATACCACCTATAAGGTCGGTTACTGACTTCTGTTTATCATCGGCATTATAAGTGCTATGATTCTTTGCACTATGCCTCAACATTTTCCTAAGTTTTTCAGCAGCGGATGTTTCTCCTGCCTTCGTCGCGTTATTGATTAAAGTATCAGCTTTCATCGTAAAATACGCAGACTCAATAAGGTTCTTTGATAGATTCTTATTAAAGTCTTTAGTATACTGTGATTGACCGTTCTGATCCACTTTGAAAATGTAATCAAACAAAGCTTGACGATCTTCCTTAGGAATAGCGATGCCGCGAATGTTAGTAAGTGATTTGATGTCATTACTTACAGTGCTGAAGAATTGTCTTGATTGTTCTTCCTATTGTCGTGCAAATTCTTCCTATTGTCGTTTAGCTTCTTCAACCTCAGCCTGCCTAAGCTGCTTCAATCTATCTAAAGCATCCTCAGATTCCTCAAACAGCATGTCACCATCTTCATAGCGTTCAATCTTTTTATTAATCTGCTCGTTGGTATAACCATTACGCTGCATGAGTTCACGTATAACTGCCTTTTGATTATTCTCGTCTTCGAGATTAATGTCATCAAGAGTAAGAGCCTGTTGCTGTTTCTGGTAGAAGTCCTCAAACTTACCGCCGTTCTTTACATACTCATCGAGCGCCTGTATACGATCGTCTGCGTATTGCGGTACGGAGTTCTCCTGTACAACATCACGCATGTATTCGGTTAGTTGATCTACAGTAAGAGGTCTACTCTTTTCATCAATCTCATCCATGTTCCACCCAAGTGAATTACCTAGGGCATCAAAGAACAACCCTACTTGTTCAGCTTCTATTACATCAGCATCTGTAGGTTCATTATTATTAGGATCCTCTACAGGTGGTTCTGTTATAGGTGGTTCAGGATTATTTACGCTAGGAGGGATTGGAGAATCATCATCCTTTGCGTTTGGATCCGGTTTATCCGGATCGTCTACATTGCCGTCCTCAGGATCTTTCTTCACTGGCGGCTCATTCTTAATCGGTTCATCGATTGGATCATCATCGTCGTCGGGATTAACAAAGTAACCTCTATCATCAGTTAATTGTGTAACCTCTTCTTGGCCTTCAGCATTAGAATAAATGCTTCCAAGAACATCTTCAAATCCGCTCGGAATTGTATTCTTTTTCTTTGCCATATTATAATATGTAAGTTAATTTGTACAGTTTATTCTGTTATTTGTGATTCCACTTTCTAGCATTCTGTGCAAATATTGCGCGTTTTCTAGTAAGCGGGTTTTTGCTGTGTGTAAGTTCTTCTGTTGTTTTACCGGTACGTTTTTTAGTAGCATTAAACTTACCGAGATTAGCCGGTTTAATTCTTATTTTGCCGTTACTATATCCAGGTAGCTTGCCGTCCTTAAGTTTGCTTATAAATTTCTTTTGTGCTTGTAGTCCGTTCTAGATATTCTGCATTATATCTTTGAAATAACCATTATTCGCATATTGTTTAAACTCTTCATCAGACATATTTTCAAAGTCTACATCTAACGCTCTACCTAGTTGATTCGTGTCATACGAACGCAATGATTTAACTTCGTGTAAAGAAGCATCAATTTCTTTACCTATATGCACGCCTGGACGTTTCGCCTTTTGCTCTGCTGTAAACGGGAATAAAGCTTCCATTTCTGTACCGTATCTAATCGGGTACGGCAATCCTACTTCATTCTCAAACGCTGTTTGCATTGCATGAGCTCGTTCGTGATTATATACTTTAGCAGCAGTTCTTGGGTCTTTTACAAGATCACTATTGACGAGCATAGTATTATCGGGAGCAGAATAAATTCCCCCATAGCGACTTCCTTTAATTGGTGCAATTTTGATATCAGGACTGATCTAAGCTGCTATACTTTCTGGGCTGAGAGGTCTTCCTTCTCGATCAAACATTTTGACTCTGTGATCTATCGCCTAACGAAAATATGAATCTGATTTTTTAGCTAATTCTCCATACCATGCTTCTTGCGGTTGTGTCATTAATTCTGGATGCTCCTAAAAGAAATATTTTCCAATCGCTCTAGCATCCATATCATCAAAAGACATTACGAACTATTTTATGAACGCCTTAGAAGACGACTTCATTATTTTAGATATGATAGCATTACCTACTGTAAGGAATGCTGCGTCTACATAATCTTC